GCCGTGGTTTTCCGGTGTATAATTTTCTAAGCCGTTCCCTTTGCTGTTCTGGAATAATATTCCCGGTCATGTGCATGCGGGCGTGTTCGCTTCTCGTCATGACCTTTAAGTTTTCAATACGGTTGTCCTTGCAGTCGCCGTTGATATGATGTACAACTTCATTGCTGTCGAGTTGCCGCCCCAAAATATTTTCCATAATGAGGCGGTGCTGATCTCTTGTTCTTCCATCGTTCAATTTAATTCTTTTGTACTTATAAGACATTAGCTGTTCTCCTTTGCTTCGTTTACGAATCACCCAGACAAAAAAATATCTTCCCTAAAAAGAGTATCAATTGTCAAGTTCGGGCAAATGTCCAAAAAATACTTTTTTATGGCTATCATTTCACGCCTTTTAAAATCCGTTTTCCCGCTTAATTTTTTAGATACAGCTTGCCAAGATATACCAAGTATTTTTGCAAGCCCCTTCTGATTGATATGCTTGTACGCCATTAACTTTGCCAATTCAGGAAACATTTTGTAACCCCCTTTCTTTGGTGCTGGTGATTCGTTTACGAACCATCCATGTTTACCATAACACACATAAAAATAGTTGTCAATACTTTTTTGTTGCATTATTAAAATATTTATTGTATAATGGTTCGTAAAGTAAACAAGGCAGAAAGGTAGCGATATTAAGACTATGAGTACATTTTGTGAAAAAATCAGAAAATTGAGGGAAAGCAAAAACTTAACAACTAGGATGCTCGCCGAATTGTTAGGTGTAAGCAATGGGCAGATAAGCAAGTACGAAACCGGAAAGCATGAGCCAAATATGAGAATTCTAAAAAAGTATAAGGAAATATTTGGTGTATCGTTGGATTATTTGTGTGATGACGAGAGTGAATAAGGAGGGATAATATGTCCCGGAAAAAAGGAACTATAACCGGTACAAGAAACTTAAACGGCATGGGAAATATGTACTACAATAAAGTTACGGGGAGATATGAATATAAACTTATAACCAACGGCCGGCTACGTATGGCAACCGGGAAAACCGCTAAGGTTGTCAATGAGCGGAAAAACGCACTGACCGGAATCCCGAAGAACGCTAAAAAGATAAGGTTGTATTCATGGATTGAAGATACCTGGCTTCCACAAATTAAGCCCTATGTCAAGTCAACCACCCACAAGCAGTATGCAGATACGTGGAAAGCTTATATCAAACCGAATATCAAGAATGTACCGCTGTCAACGGTTTGTGAAGATGATATGCGGATCATCGTTGCCAAAATGAGCGAACGGGGGTTATCCGCAAACAGTATGAAGCAAATGCGAAAGGTTTTAAAGCTGTCTCTTTATTACGCAATACCAAAATACCTTATCGTTAACCCTGCTGCGGGTATAAAGCTGCCGGAAGTACAGAAAAAACCGCCAAAAACCCTAAAGCCCGCCGAAATAGCAAAGATGTTTACGTTTCTAAGAACCTCACGCTGGTACTGGCCGCTTCGGTTTATGCTTGTGACCGGTTTGCGGAGAGGCGAATTTTTAGCCCTGAAATGGTCGGATATTGACGAAGTGAATAAGGTGATAACCGTATCCGACAACCTGACGAATGACGGCATCGGAACACCCAAATCAAACAAGCCGCATTATGTGGCGTATTCGGAGGCGGCGAAGTTATGTATAGAATCTTTCAAGACACATCTGCGGGAAGAACTGAATCCTGCTGTACATGTCAATGAACCGGATATAATTTTTGTCGGCAAGGACGGGATCCCGCTACGTCCGCAAAGTCTCAATAATGTTTTCCGGCGTTTAAAGAACCATACAGGGATAGAGGCAAGCCCTCACTCCATGCGCCACACCTTTGTATATTACTCGAAAAACAAACTGTCCTTGTCTGAGTTGAAGGACAATTTAGGGCATGACGAAACCACAGCCACGATTGACATTTACGGTGATATGCTTTTCAATACAAAAATTGTTGCTGGCAAGATAGATGATGCTTTTTCCGGGTTGTCATATCAGGAAGACAAAAAGGACGGGAAAATAATAGATTTTTCCGTAATGAAAAATCGGGCAAAATGAAATAAAATCAGTAAAAAATCAGTGAAATTGCGAAAACCCATAAAACACGAAAAGCAAAAACCGCTCTATGACTGTATTTGAAGTATGTGAATATCGAAAGTGACACTCTACCAACTGAGTTAATCGCCCGCTGTTATCTTAAATTGCTATATTCAATATAACATAACATACAAGCGGATTTCAAGCCCCGTTTCGTAAAAGAATCAACTAATTTATGTAAAATACCACCAGAAATAAAATCAGTAAAAAATCAGTATAATCAGTAAATAATCAGTGAACCGTATTTATATCCTCGAGCAAAGACATTTCTTCACTTGCCAAGCAATCAATCTGAAAATATAATTGCTTTTCTTTTTCGTTTGCAATCTGAAAAAAATCCTTTTCCAGTTTTATTATTTTTTCTTCTATTGTTTTAATAATGTCTGATTTTTCCATACTTAAAACCTCCTAAACCAGATTCCACCCCCCCCCTTTTTTTTTGTCATCTCAAAAAAACATTAAAATAATCCCATCAAAACCACCCTCTCTGTTCTATTTTATCACCGCTGTAAAGTTATGTAAACAGGTAATTAGACCTATACAAAAACCAAAAGGCTCACCCTGGTTCGCATCGTTGAGAGGCGCGGTGAGCTCTGTTAGGTATATTATACCCCTTCATTTGCCAAAATTCAACAAAAAAAAGAGGCTGTTACACCTCTTGCGGTTTATGATTTATTTGCTTATTTAAAAGTCTTTTTTCGAGTTTTACATAATAATTATACGGATTTTCCACGATACATTTTTTGTGAAAATTACGTCCGTTTTCTCTTAATTTTTGGCATTCGCCATCCCTTATAGGGTTAAAACAACAAGCACAAATGCCTTCATATCCTTCTATTTTCATTTTGTTGCCTCCAGCGCCCCTGTCAGCAACTCCTCCACCGTTGCCGACAAAGTCGTTTTTCTTTCTTCGGCCAGCTTCCACAGTTTTGACTTCAGCTGTGGGCTAACCTTCAAATTCATTGCCTCACTTTCATCCCCGGTTTCCGGGACTTCTCCGAAAACCGCTTCGTATTCATCCGTGTCCAGATGTTCTTCCGCCCATTTCTGAGCATTTTTGCGGGACATCGGAATGATTTTTTCGCCCAAAAGACTATGCCCTTCGCCGTCGTTGACAGCATATCGGGTCAACGCCCCGCCCATCCCATAGAGAAAATACTTCCCGAACTTCGCCCGGTAAAGTGTTTCCTCCATATAATTGAAATCACGTTGATCGGCGGTATTGCTCCAACTGCCGATAACTTTAGCCGTTTCGGTGTCGTATTTGGCACCGCTAATTATTTTTTTCATTTTTTCCTCATTCCTCCCCGTCATGCCGTAGGACAGCTTGTAGTTATTATTTTTTCGCCGCAATTATCGCCCGAAAGACTGATTTTTTGTCTTTCGGAGGAATGTCGATATCAACAGCCAATCGGCTATTGATCACCAAAAGCAACGCGTTGTTACCTTTGGCAATTTTAATGGACTTCAAATAATCTTCTTTTTTCATGATAATCTCCTTCTCCCCGTAGCCGGTAGGACAGCTTGAAAAATTATTTCTCAAACTTTGCCCAATCGTGGGGAAGGTTTTTTATGAAGCTACTTTCCTTAAAGACGATTGCGGAAGAAACAACGCTGATTTCTACCAAAAACGTATCGTTGTTTTCGGTTATTTTTACAGCGTTGGTGCCGGAGGCTGTTTTGTATTCGAAAAACAGTTCTCCGGTCTTTTTTATGCCGACACAAACAGCCTCTTCTGGTAAGCCTGAATTGGCATAGACAACACCGTCCCTTATGGCGCCTTCAAGAAAAGCGTTAAAAACGTTAGGTATACATTCGTATGAGGCATACGCTGGGAGGTTTGATTCTCCCAAACTATTATTTACTTTGCAGATCTCAGATATAATATCCGCAAAATCATAATTTGGTTTGTAATAAATGTTTGTTGCAAGAATTTTCATTATTTTTCCTTTCTGCCCGGGAAGCTCCCGGGTTCACAACTATTTGTCCCAGCCCAATTCTTTATTGAGCTCTTTCAACTCCTCTTCCCTGTCAAGCTCAGCAAAGTTGTGTTTGCAAATCTCTTTAACGTCTTCGATGTTGGATTCAAGTCCCATGCACCATCCCTGGCGGAATAAGTCTAAGAATAGACCATTCCCGGTTTTGGTATATAGGCTGTGACACCTATCGTTGCCCTTACAGTTCAAATTCCAGTAAATCATAAAATTACCTCCCTTACTTCATAGTTCCGATGCAAAAACTCAACCGTTTTTTCTGTGTCCGCTCCGCTGTCAACTGTGCGGGATTCATCCCGTACGACGGTTTCATTGTCTTCCGCGAAATACTCTTCGAAATGAAGGGTTACGAAAAACTCTTGTTCTGAGGCTATGCAAAGTTCCTCAAGCTCTTCATCGTAGCCGATGTAAACTTTTTGTCCGTCAACGGTGTTTTTTATATTGTAGTTGCAAGTAGTCTTGTCGCCATTACGGCGATTTTTTGTTTCACGATAATTGAATCTTGATGTAAACATGATAATTTCCCCTTCCTGCCCGGACTTGTGACCGGGCTGTCGCATTAAAACAACAAAAACCAGACCCGGTTATACCGGATCTGGCACAGTGCAGTCGTCAAGGCTGTCAGCCTCGAACGACCACGGTGAAATGTAGTCGTCGAGATCGACGTTCGGGACAACCTCGACGAACGGAGCAACTTTCCCGAACACAGATACATGTTCGGGAAATTCTTCAGATCCCAATATAACACTGAGATCTGGGATAAAAATCTCTAAAACATTTTCAGACTGGGCAATTCGCCCATCGTCCGAAAACGTCAGCGTCGGCGAGAACTGGCGCTGCCAAAACCCGCCTTTGGGAATTAAATACTCAATCCCCAAAGAGTTATCTCTCCACATCAGCCGATATGGAGATTTACGGACGTATCTGTCCGCAATCCCGACGATCTCATCTGCGAGATCGTCGTCTTTAGTTAAAAAAATAGAAACAAGCCCCTCTACCGTCAGGTCTGCGCCTGACAGCTTTACCAACGACAGCATATTGCTGCCCTCGGCAATTTCAAAGCCGTAGACGGATTCCCCGTCTGCTGGCTTACTCCGGGGACGTTGCCCGGAAATGCAAAATGTTTTTTTAAACATTTTAATCCCTCCTAAAAAATTTTATTGGGCCGCGTATACCATTTCCCGCGGCGGGGAACATGACGCATTACACCCCTTCCATGCGTCCGGAACTCGCAACCGATCACCGCTTCCCGGTTGCCGGAACTTTTAGAGGTTAATCCTCGCAGGGCACCCCGCCCAAACTGAGGATTTGATCCTCTGTGTACCCGCCAGACGGGTATTCATTTTGCCCGTCTGCCCGGTACGTGTGGCAGACATATGTTCCGTCGTCTGCCATGGAAGGAACAAAGAATTCCTCCCGACCTTCTGAAATAAGTTTAAATTTATACATAATTTCCTCCTTCTCCGGGACTTGCGCCCCGGCCGCATTGCTGCGGGTGCATTACCGGGGATTGCTCCCCGTCATTCTGATTAATCTTCGGTATAATCGACATCGTCTTCAATATATTGGTCAATGTCGCCGGAATTTATCAAGGCGGCGAGATCTGACCATTCTTTGCTATCCGCTTCAGATTGTTCGCTCCATCCTGCAAAACACTGACTTAATGTTTCGCAGGCTTGATTTGTGAGGGGATGGTAATAACGAATATCGCCGTCATCATCCATTATTATAGTCATTTCAACAGTCCCTTTTTTTACTTTCATAATAACCTCCCCTGCCCGGCGGCTTTTCCCGCCTGATGGCCTCATTTACTTTATATCTTATTATACCACGATACTATATAGTTTGTCAACACTTTATTTAAAATATTTTAATATTATTTATAATTATTAAATAGCATATCGCTTGTTTGTAGCGAATCTATTTTATCTCATGATACTTTGTAAGACAAGAGTAAATAGAATCGCTGTAAACGAGCGTCCGAAACACAGTCATATCAAGGCTTTCCGGACTTTCGCCCGAAAATGTACTTAAATAAATACATTTTTCAAGGATGTTTTTGTAGGCTTTTCTGAAACCCAGTGATAGCAAGGCTTTCAGGGTATTGGTTTTTTTGATATAGTGTTTTTTCCGAAAATAAAACAAGCCCCTGAAATATATCCAGAGGCTTGTTCGGAAGGAAAAGGAGGGGTCATGTTTTATCTTTTGTAAAGTATTGTCTGTATAGAATCCAGCAGCGCATTAAGCCGCTTTATTGTTTCATCTTTGTCGTCTTTGTACTGTATGCCACCATACTCGCACAATGCCTTGACTGTAACCGTTGCCGCCTTACTGATAAACCCCGGCGTATTACATAACGCCAGTTCTGCCTTATTTGTAAAGAAAAAGTGTTCAATCAGAATACATGGCATGGCCGGTTTTCGCACGATGTCAAAGTTCGTCCAGGTGTTCGGAACACATTTCCATATCCCTGTGCCCCATTTAGGGATCGGCAACTCTGCGGCGTGCTTTGCCCACAGTTGAGCCAGCCGTTCGCCTTTTTCGGAATTGTGCCAGTGAAACACCCCCCACCCGGAAGCGGAAGCCATCCCGTTATTCGCGTGAAACGACACCAGGCAATCAACCGGCTTTTTCTTGTGTTCGGCGGCTATCCAGTTACAGCGGGCATTCAGTTTTACTTCCGGCGCATTCGGTTGTTGTGAGAACAGCACTTCAATTCCCTGCGCTTCGGCCATCCGCTTAGCCTCCACTGCCACAGCGGAATTGAAAGTGTGTTCGTGAAAGTCACCAATGCCTTTATCCGGGCTTTTAGGGTATGTATCCGATCCATGGCCGATGTCAAATACAACTCTCATTATACCGTATCCTCTTTCCGCTTTACTGTAATTTGCTTAATGAGTTCATTCCCAAATACCGCCACAGCCGCAATCAAAACCGCTTGAATGATCCCAGTAACAATAACAACAGCGGTAAATCCTTCGCCGACAACTACCGCCATATAAACGATTGTCATAATAATGCTAATACCCAACAGAATAAATGGTATCATCCAGTCCGCATAGAACCATGGCGCTTTTTTAAAAAACAGTCCTATGCACCACAAAAAGACGATTAACAAAAACAATTCCGGCCTGATAAATTCGATAATTACATTCCAATCCATAGCTTTTTTCTCCTTTCATTTCGTGATTAGATACTGCATCAGCCAAACAAAGAACCCGATAGAGGCTGTAAAGATGGTTATGATTAGCGCTTTTATCCACCCTGCCAGATTGTTGAGAGACTTTACAAGGTTATCAATTTTGACTGATTGCTCCGCGTCCCTGATTTCCAATGCTACAATTCTTTTCCCGTGGTCTCTTACTTCTTCGCACAATTCCCGGTTCTCCATAGTTGCGTCCTCCGCGTTTTTGCTGTAAAATATTATCGTCCCGTTGCCTGTTTATCTCCGTATTCAGGTTTCGGGTACATGCCGGGGGTATTCCAGTACCTCCGGCGCTTCCGTTCTTATCTTAACACTGCCCGTGTAAAATGATTGCAACACAAAAGGAGCGTCTTTCCGCTCCCTCTGTTTTTTCGGATATTCTGGTTATTGCGAATTAGATATTGCTATAAATAATAGTATAATTCATCCGATGTAATAACCTTAATCCCGTCTGCAACAATGGCATCAATCAACGTTCTAAAATCAGATATAGCCCACGTATTAGCCCCTGCCACTGCACCAAGTTCGTGAAACAAAAACCTGCCTACGTTTTGTTTTGCTTTTATATCAGCAAGAGCATCTGTGGCATTTGTTAATGTTTTGGTATTGTCAAAGGATAAGCATGTCATTGAATATGGAAATTCAGGAGATCCATATATCACATTATTAGCTTCTCCTCCGACCTGTCGCCCTGTCTTATATCCGTTTTCTGTCATAACTGCCAACGTATCAGCGTTATAATACCCAAAAGGATAAGCAACGTGCAAACCATCGCCCAAGCCATTAGAAACTATCAAGTCTCTTGTGTTATTTAATTCTACTGTCTGTTCGCTTTTTGTAAACGTTCTTAAATCAGTATGTGACCATGCGTGATTGCCTATTGTCCATCCATTTTCTTTAGCACTCGTAAATTCAGGAAGGTTCATATAATCTTCATGAGTAAATCTTCCTCCGATCAAGTGTACTGTTCCCCTCAAGCCTTGACTTGCCATATATTTAAAGCCCTCATTGTAGACTGACTTCAAGCAATCATCAAATTCAATGAGTATGGCAGGTTCTGAAATTACATTTCCAACCCAACCACCAATATTAAAATTAACGGTTTGTCCTGCGTTTTTTGTACCTCTTACAGCTAAAGTAAGCATGGTATTATCCCATGATTCTTCGCCTGTATTTGTCCAATCTGATTCAAATATTTTAATAAAATTCCATCCAACTTTCATAACATTGCAAGCCTTAAACACAGAGAAACGCTTTCCCGTAACCGTTCCCTCAAGCGAAGAAGCATACAAACCTATGCCGTTCATAGCGGTAGAATCATACAGATATACCCAAAATCCTTGAATCGCTTTAAGTTCTGCAAATGAAATACTAATATCTTTAATTATTTCTACATTCTGATCTGCCGTATTCCCTGAAACATGCAAACTTCCGCGCCCATATTTGGATTTATCGGTATCTACAGTCAAAACTCCGTATGCATCTCTCGCTTCCCATCCAGAATAAAAATCATCAACAAGGAAACCCTTTGATTTATAGAATCCAGGGTATTTATTCTCAACGTATCTCATGTCTAAATTCTGTTGCGTAATATTATCAATAGACGCGGCATTGGTGACTATAGTTTCATCCGTCCATCCGGTGCCCTTGATGGTTTCTATATTGTCAGAATTGACCGCCTCGTCCGATCTCCCATTCAGTATTTTCATGTCCGTTCCTCCAATCAGCTGAATTTCAGTTCGATCCCGTATGTCCGTGCACTTGCGTTCGTCCAAGCGATTACAAACTTATCGCCGCTGTCAAATTGCAGCGGTAAATCTGGCTGCCATATTAGATCTGTTAGGGTTGTCATGTCTTCCGTCAGCAGTACCACATCATATGCCGCCCCGGCGTTGGCATCCAGCGTTATTGTCAGATCCCCCGCCCCGCCTGCGGCACTTAAATGTATCCGGAATTCGTGAAGCTGCCCGGCTTTCCCGGGATTGACTGTTTCATTTATCGCCGCCGAACCCGTCGCTCTTGATGTTAACATTTTATACACATCCTTTCGCATAACAAAAAGACGGTGATTTTTCACCGCCTTTAAAAAAATATAAAAATGGAGATTTTTGAAATATATTACCTCACAGGCATTTTGTATACCTGTTTCGTACCGTATATATCTACCCTGTTTTTTTCGTCCATATCAAGAAAGCTTACAAGCTCGCCCAAAACTTCGCTTGCTCTGCCGTCTGTGCTGTATTTAACTGCGACAATATTTGAATCTCGCGTTTTTATGATAATATTATCGCCGTCTCTTTCTATAGCGTCTGTCTCGTAAACTCCGCTGCCGTTAAAAATTAACACGCCCATCACCTACCTTACAATATTCCCCCCTATACTTTATTTTACAACTTTTTACTTCTTTTGTCAAGCGGGGAATGTCATTTCTATTGTGTAGGTTACCGTCAACTGTGCTGTATCGGCGACGGCGACGGGGGAAACAAGGACATCACGGCAGACTAAAAAAGAAGAATAGCTTTGGCTTGAACCATATAGCCATAAACAAAATATTCCGCACTCGTTAACATTTATTGTATCACCGCTGTTATTGTTCATTATGCGCGTATACACAACAGACCATTTTTTGTCGCCGCTGTTGTAACTCGGAGTAGGAGCTTCCATTGCCGCATAAGACATTTGTCCCGAACCTGTACCGTTTACTACATAAGCGCCTAAATCAGAACTTTCAAAGCTTTCTGCGGTATTATCCGTGCCAACTTGAATACCAAAATATGCTTGACCATCTCCTCCAAGAATTGTACCCGCTTGACTTCCGTAATAGGTTCCGCCTGCAGCTCGTGGTATAGCGCCGTTATAATACGGTCCAACGGAATATAATGCACTACCTTTTATTGCCATATATCCTGCGCCAAAACTAGATCCCCCCGTACTTGCATTCATACACATTGCATTCATAGCCATATAGTTATACATATTCCGAACCCATGACTTTGAGCGCATGTCATAGTCAAGTACCAACTCCCCGCCTTGATGGACTTTCATGTTGATAAATGTTTTTGGCGGCGGGCAAACGTGCATGGCAAGGCATTTTTTGTCTATATTCTCCAATTCCCGCCTGTCCTTGTCGGTGATTTCGTTAATTCTTATAATTTTTCCCATATTCCCATCTCCTTTTTTAAATATCTGTTTCCGCACCCTCTGCCACTGTCGGCATTGTTGGAGCGGTTAAGGTTGTCGGCGTGATTGACTGCGGTGTGTCTGAATCTGTTCCGGTTCCTTCTGCAACTGTCGGCATAGTCGGTACTGTTAAGGTTGTAAGAGTAATGTCAGGAGCGTAATCAACCCATTCTTGTTCTGTCTCTGCGGCGTTCTTAACTATAATGTGAGCGTTGAATTCGCCTATCGCTATGGTCAGCGTTCCGGCGTCAACAGAAATAACAAAGTCTATTTTTTGGATTCCTGCCCCTATGCCATCTATTAATCCGACAAAAACTATTTGGTCTTTATGCGCCGCCGTAAACCTTTTTACGGTTTGTTTATTGTCAACCTCGTTGTATCTTGCTTTTAAAGTTGCGGTCAAAGCTTCCGAAGCTGTGCCGTCAATCTGGACATAAAAAACGATTTGTGAATAACTGGATGTTTCCGTTATAATTTCGCCCAGTACGGTTTCGTCTGTGTCAATTTCCTGTTCGCTTTCATTGTCGACGCCCAAAAAATCATTGTAATTACTCAGAGGATTTATCTTCGAATCGGTCTTTTTAGCCAGTTCCACCAACTTTGAAAAATACCCGACAAAATCTTGATTTTTTTGTGTTGAAAAGTCCACACTGTCTTTCTGTATTGCACGGACGGACGACCTTAAATGTATGCCGTCCAGATCGTATATAGTTACCTCTTCGATAAGATAATAACTTTCGGATATACCCAAGTCGGACAGTACCACTTTTAATTTTGTGTTCGGTTCAAAGTCTGTTTCGCCGGTATCGAAAGTAATGATATTCGGCAGGCATTTCCCATACCGCTTGATAAGATTATCTGCGGAAGTATCGGCGTCCGTATCGTTGTCTATCGCATTATCGTTCAGGACATTTCCGTAATACCCGGAGCTGCCCTCTATATTCTGACGAGCCGTTACTTCACTTGAACTTGTGGATGTTGTTTGCACGACATATCCGTCATCCCCGAAAGTTCCCCTGATAAACTGCTTATTCCGGTAATTATCTATACTTTCCTCAAATTCCACATTACCGAAATCCGTAAAGGTGCTGTTGTCAAGATCATGGGCGGCATCCACAACGGCGTCATCCTGCAAGAAATTCAGCTGCTTGTTGTCGGTTATGTACCATTTATATCCAGAGGCGCTTGCAAGTTCATCATATATTTCCTTAATCGATTTGCAGACGGCGTCATATTCCATCAGCGACGCCCCGGTATTTATTGTGCCTTTGGTAATTCCTTCTTGATATAAAACGGTATCCACATAATATTCAACCAAAGTTCCAGCATCGGTGTCATCATGCGTGTTGGTGACAGTCCGGCGGGCGGGAACGGATGAATACCCGTCAGAGTAAACGTCAAAAAATATCGTTGTGCTGCCCGGTGACAAACGCCGCCTTATTCTTTTTATCACGCCTCCGAATACGATCGATCCGTCGTTTTTGATTATAAGATCCTGTCCGGTCAGGGGGATGTAGGCTGTTGTTGATACGAGAGTAAGGTTGCATGTATGGTTGTTTTCGGATTCCCGGCGAACGCTCAAGGATCCGGCCCTAAGATAGCCGACCCGGTCAACATGTTTAAATTTTTTGATTGTATCGCCGGATGTCTGGCCGGTTATTTCGGCGACCGTGATATTATCCGCGTCCACAACGGCGGCTACACGGCGGCTTGTTATGCTGTCAAAGTCCGGAGGAGTGGAATTCCTGGTGCTATTGATAACATGATCCCCGACCGACAGGCCATGCGCCGTCATTTTTATATTTGTCGTTGTGGTTCCGGCCTCGGCGGTATCATCCGCGTCGTATGCCTGTATTAATATTTCAAGAGCCATTATATAGGCACCCCCGCAAGTCTTAATTCTCTTACAATATCATTCGCGATCTTTCGCGCGTCTCCATTTTCAACATTGATGTTCACAACCTGATTTTCAATCATCGTGTCTATTTTTGTTTCCTGCGATACAACTTTTTCCGCTTGCTCCCCGGCAATGCCGTATCGTTGTGAAAAAAGATTGCTGTATTCGGCAAGTTGGGCGTCCGTCATTTTTGACAAAGCTTTTATTTGATCGACAGCCTGAGGTCCCATTGCCCGAACTTGTTCAAGCAAAGCCGCGTTGATATTTCTACCCTCAAGCGTTGTCATGGCCTGCTGCCATTCGCCCATAGCCGATACTTGAGCTTTCATGCGGTTAAGTAACCTTTCCCCGGATATGGATTGCCGCTGGAAAACGTCAAAAATGCCGGTAAATTCCGCGAAAGCCTTTGTTTGGGAGCGGATGGCGGTAACCATATTTTTAACTGAGTCGGTAAATTTGTCAACAGCGCCGCCCGTGTCCGTAAATGAATTTAAAAGATCGTTCAAGTCTGATTGAGATTTATTAATAATATCATCCATATCTATTCCATCGACATTGATTTCAGGAATAGATATTTTTAATTTATCAAACATCCCGGATACGGTTTCAGCAAGCGTTTTAAATTCTTTCGTTCTGCGTCCTTGAGCTGATGACCATCCTCCGGATGTTCTGCCTTCATCTTCGCCGGGCGATTCTTCTATACCAAAAAAACCTTTAACGGCGTCAGATATTTGCCCAAAAACAGATTTAAAACTGTTTGCTAAATTTTCAAGGTAATTTGGTATTGTCATAGATAAAAAATACCATGCGTTATCCATCGCTTCAGCAACCTCTTTATTTGTATTATAAAGATAAATCAATGTACCGGCCAAAAGAGTAAAAGCCGCAATCGCTATCCCGACCGGGCTTACCAACATTGGAATTATTTTAATAATGGACGCTAACCCAGTCGCAAACGATCCGATTATCCAAATAACCGGGCCAATTGCCGCAACTATCGCTATCATTGACAATACAAAACCCTGAGTTCCTGTAGATAGCTCGCTGAATTTTTGAAATAGCCCTCCTATAAAACTAATAAATTTTTTTATTGCCGGAATGATTGTATTTTCAATAAGCGGTTTTATTGATTCAATAACGGGCAAAAATCCAATAGCAAGTTCTGATTTTAATATTTCCGCACGTGCTTTAATTTTTTCCATTTCATCGTCAAATTTTCCAAGCGCTATAACGCTTTCGGTAGACAATACTGCACCTATTGTATGCGCTTCTGCGGCCAGTCTTAATAATTCATCCGATCCGGCTTTTATAAGAGGATTTAACTCTGCCGCCGATCTTCCCATCAAACTTAATGCTATAGCGTCTCTGTCCGCTTCGCTTGTCATTTTTCCTAATGCGGTTATAGTATCCGCCCACACAGCTTTTGCGCTTTTTAATGTTCCGTCGGCGTTTTGATATGATACTTTCATCTTAGCAAAAGCTTCTTGTTGTTCTTCGCTTCCCCTGCGCGCCATGTCCATATTTTTGGTAAGTTTTATCATGCTGTCGGTCATGGTTTCAACTTCAACATCAATAAATCTTGCGGCGTATTGTAGTTCTTGCAATGCCGTTGTGGTTATACCTGTTTTGTTCGAAAGTGTAATTAATTCATCGGCGGCCTTTCCCGCTGTCGTAGTTAAGCTTACAAGCGCTGTCCCAACAGCCAAAATAGGAGCTGTTATGCCAACAGTCATAGCCTGTCCAGCGCTTTTCATTTTTGTTCCAAATTGTTGCATTTGATTGGCGGCTTTTTTAATATTTTTCTCAAAATCTGATATATTCGCTTTTACAGCTACACTAACAGTTCTTATCCTGTTACTCATTGCCTACAACCCCAATCTGTTCAGAAGATGATCAACTACAATATCAGCTGTTTTTCCAGCGTTTTGATCTACTGCGGATCGAATGTAAGGCCTTGCGGGTATATGTTTTTTTTCTTCTGTCATATGCCCGGTTTCGAGATGCATCGGGTATTCAACATTTTTAATGCCGCCGATATTTACAAGAGCTGTTTGTTTGGTTGATTTTTTACGCTTAGCTTTACTTTGCCTGACGGTATCCCTTAAATGGGTATTATCATTGTCATTGCCCAGCTTAATGTTATTTTTTATGATCGGCTGCAGATATTCAGCGCCTTTGTTGACCGCTTCGTGCAGTAAGTCTTTTCCTTTTTCGCCCATCTGTGAAAGTTGTTGTGATACCTCTTTCCACCCCTCAACATTGACATATACCCGCGGCATCTTACCGCCTCCTTGCTTTTGTGACTTTTCCTACATTTGCAGTTTTGTTTTTTTCGGCTTCATAGTCTTCCGTTTCCAGCGCAGACCACGCCTGCCAGTATGTCAATTCTTCACCGGACATTTCTTCCATCATTCGTCCGACGGTCATACCCAATTCTTTGGCAAGCGAAAAACAGAATCTTAAGTCCGGCTGGTTTCGGAGTTTTTTACTGCTTTATCCATCGCAGCTTTTCCCATGCTGTTAAATTCCCAAGCCTCATTCCATAATGTTTCAATGATATCACCATCAACTTGCGCCAATTCGGCGTAATCCTCCTGTGAATCGTTAAAAATACGTTTTCCGGCTTCGTCGCATAAAATAATTTGCAAAAATTTAATCTGCTGATCAAAAACTTTCTGGGTATCGATTTCAGCTTCACCTTTTTTGTCGATGGAAGCAATAGACTGTTTTGTAAACTCGATACGTTCCCCGGCTGACCATTTCCGGATATAAACCGGGGATTCCAGTTCGGTTAGTTCAATTTTTTTAACGCTGTTTTTTGATTTTAGAAATGCTGTTTTACTCATGACTTTTTCCCCTTCCTTGCTATTATATATTTTGTATTATTTTTTGTTATTATGTAGCATATCACTCATTTGTAGCGATTCTATTTAATCTCATGATACTTTGTAAGACAAGAGTAAATAGAATCGCTGGAAACGAGTGCTTGAAATGTAGTCATATCAAGGGTTTCCAGGTTTTTGCCTAATAATGTACTTAAATAAATACATTTTCGGGCTATGGTTTTTAGGGTGTTTTTGAAACCCAGTAGTAGCAAGGGTTTCAGAGTATGGGGTTTCTGGTTTATGCCCTGCTCACGTCGCCGGTCACCTGAAATGTGCATGAGCCTTTTACGGCGTCGTTAACCGGTGAGGCTGGGGTGTAAGATACAAGATACGCTTCGCCGGAATAAACGATCGTTCCGTTTGGCTTGTAATTAAACGTTCCTGCCGCAGCGCCTAAAAGAGTAAAAAGATATCCGTCAACCGTCGCATCCCAAACAAATTCAACGGTAAATTGGCAGTCTTTCAGGCCCACAACGTATGACTTTGACGTGCTGCCGAACGTCGATGTTTCAGCGGTATCGGCGTTTATGGGGAAATTTACGTTTGAAACGTAAGTCGTTAAATCTGTCAACGCCCCAGCGCTTGTGTCAAGTAAAAAATCTGAATCTTTTCCATGTACAAATGCCATCTGTTTTTACCTCCTATGCCCGATGAAAACCGAGCTGAAATGTTATCGATTCGCCGCCGCCGATTGTCGCGTATCCTCGCACGTATTGCTTTACGGTTCCGGAAAAAGTTATGCGCTCCGAGCTCGCCGCAGAAACAGCTGTGAAGGATTCAAGGTCTTCCGTATCCGCTGAAAAGTCGTCGCTTGAATGCTGAAGTTTTACCTCAACTGTTCCGGTTACCGCTGTTACGTGAATATACGCGCTGCCTCCGGACGAACTTGACGCTCCATTATCGCTTGACGTGCCTGTCCATTCGGATGTTTCGGCGCCAAGCGCGTGAAGCGAAACCACCCGTTCAGCTGCCGTTCCGTTCGATTGAGCCGCAGCGCTTACTCTGCACGCGCCGTCTATTGTTTCCACTGCGGAATATGCTGTTTCTATCGCTTGCATGGCGTGTCCGAATTTTCCGACCGCGTCGCCTTCCGGATATACGCTGATTTCGTTTCCGTCTGAGCCGCAAGCTGCTTCCAGTATTTCATCGACCGCGCTGGCGTCTCCGTCATATAATCCTTCAAGCGCCAGGGTAGCATCTTTTAGCCCCGGAACATAAGTTTTAGAGCTAATCCCAAAAGTGCTGACTTCCGCAGTGTCGGCGTTTGCGCTGACGTTGGCGCTGTCAAAATATGTTGATAAGTCGTATTTATTGAAAAACACTTCTGTATTTTTGCCATGAATAGCCATCTATTTCACCTCATTCGTTGTACCAAATTTCGAAATTCTGTATATCTTTATAAACGATAACCGCGCCCTCACTTGTCAGGTCAACATCCGTTATCCGCGGCGGTATTTTTCGAATTGCGCTGATTGTAACGCCGCCGGCGCCGCCCATCGTTCCGTGATAATTTTTGAATGCCGCCCTGATTTTTTTACTGACAGAATCTGCATCCCCTCTTGTGGACGCATAAACCGAAAATGCATAAGTGGAAGCTATCAAATCAATTTCCGGCTGCGTGAATGTTTCTGTTTCGCTTTCGCTGACAAGCTGATATGCGATCGCCGGAAGGGGACATTTGTCCGGAAGCTTGTCCGGGTAAATTCTTTTACCGACAAGAGCGGTCAGCGCGGTATACGCCGACAAATATGTATATATTGCTTCATTCAGCTCCATCAAACCACCTCTTTGCAATGCAAAAGCATTTCGCCGTTTCGCCGCCCGGAATCGTCTATGTAAGTTATTTGCAGATTCCGAATTCCATACCCTATACACCATCGGCTGTCCATGCCATGCCTGTACCGCATCCGAAAAACGTCCGTAATTTCCGCGTTCATTTTTTGCGCCGCGTAAAATTCCCGGCCTGTGCTGTTTACATGTTCAGCCCAGACCATCGCCTCCGTTTCGTAAGTAATAACCTCTGATCCGTATGAACTTCTGGTTATGGTCGGCTTTTTGAGCGTCAATTTTTCTGTCAAGTCGCCGGCGTTAATCACAAAACCACCCCATCCACTTCAATCACGTTTATATTCTGAAAAATAATTTAGGTGTCAAAACCACCGCATCCGCTCGCAGTCATAGAGTATCCGTACTGTTCTCATCGCGTCTTCTGGAACCGCCGTATCTCTGTGCTTATTCATTAAGCCCGCATGTACGAGCATCGCGTGTTTGAATCCGTACGGCATAACGTAAGGCACTGTTCCGGTAAATCCGCATACTGCCCGGATTACCACGGCGTTGTAAGGTTTTGGTACAAAAGACGGCCATGAAACGCAGTAAGGCAGATAGATTTTTCCCGGTCTTACATCCACATCAACAATGTAATCTGTGTTTTCCGTCATTGTTGTTTCCGTGCCGTCGCTGTCGGTGTATTTAACCGATGTTATTGACGTAAGCGGGGTTACCGGCCATTCAATGTAATCTTCGCGCGGAAAATCATTCAAGCGGTATTCAAGTGTTTTTGAGGCGAACGCCAGGCTTGTACGGCCTTCTCCATATTCGCGGGCGGCTTTGATCCATCTGTCTATCGAATCGTCTTCGTCGGTTTCTCCTGAATCCGTTATGATGTCAGCTCCGAATGAACATGCAGCGGTCGCTACCGTGCAAACAACCCGAATGTATTGTTTTGAGCCGGTATACTCTTTTTCCTGTACCGCGTTGTCATTTGATTCTGTGACCTGGGTAAACGAGCCTCCCGACCAGTCCGAAAAGGTTGTATCGTCATCCGATTCCTGAATCTTCGCGGTAACCGTTCCATCGGTTCCGTTCGTCCCGGAATTTAGGTTTACTATCGCCCGTTTGCCCAAAACATCAGCGGAGCTGCCCTCAAGGCTGTAATTCGCCGCGATGGCATGGCTGCCGGGAGCGATGCTCTGCACTGTGGATATTTTGCTTGCGAAAGTGTCAGATTCCAAGCGTAAAAAACTTTTTACTTCCGCTTTCGTTATCGGTTCGGTTGCTACATCGGTTATGATTTTCATGTTTTTCTGCAATTTATCCACCTCGTTTTTTTAATTTTAAAGGCGGGATTTTTACGTCCCGCCTTATGATTATTATTACGGTGTCGCGGTTAGCGGGGTAATTGTCGGAGCGGCCAAACCTTTGTAGTAGACTACATAAGGTATTTCTGTTTCCGCTGTTCCGCTTACCTCCGCTGACAAAGCTGCAACTATACGAGCCTGCTGCGCTATCCCAATGTCGCCGATGTTGATTTTCATATTTCTGTCGTCCGCGCTGTTACCCGCAAGAGCCGCTTCCGCGATAAGTTCGCGCCTCCAATTTGTACCGTCAATCTTTCGTTCGATATAAACCGAAATCGTTTGAGCCGCGTATATTGTCGCGAAGCCGGTTGTTACTTTGTCCATGTCAAGATGGACGGACACACCCGAGAGAGCCGCGCCTGCCGCCGGGATGATCGTCAGTAGTGCCGGATAAGCGGAAGTCCAGTCGTAATCACCTTCGTCAATAACGGTTTCACCCGTTGCCGCAGCCGGGACAACCAGATTGTAGATCGCGCTTGTGATGGCGTATAAAGATTTATCGTTTGCCGGAGCTGCTGCTGAAGCTGCCGCTGCCGGACCGCCGCCGTTCAAAATGTCGTAAAGCGATCTGTCCGCAAGTTCGGTATCTGTGCCGAGTTTTCCGTTAAGGGTATCGGTCGTTGTGTCGGTTATGGTTCCGATCTTATCAACCTCTGTTTGGATTGCTGCAATGTCTGTTGATACATCCGCGCCAGCTGGTGTTCCGATCTTATCGACTTCTGTTTGGATGTCAGCGAGCCTGTCCACTAACGGGTTGTTGGCAACCGCGCCAATTGCCCCGCCGATCGTCGCGGTACCCCCGGCGTTTGAAATTGTTCCGATTTTGTCGGTCTGAGTTGTAATCGAGCCAAGCCGTGTTATGACATTGACGTTATTCGCGTCGCCAATTACCGCTCCGAGCGTTGCCGTGCCGCCGGTATTTGATACAGTACCGATTTTGTCGGTTTCGGTTTTGATTGCCGCTACCTCAGTATCGACAAAATCGTCCACAGTTTCAACCGCAACCAATACAGCCGCTATATCCGCGGCGATGGAAGCTCCGGCGGCGGAACCTATTTCAGCGGTTTCCGCTTTGATTGCCGCAATGTCGGCGGAAATTGACGCACCCACAGAGGCGCCAAGTTCGCCCTGCAAATATTCAAGTCTTTCCAAAATAGAACCGTCCGCGTTGGCCGCGACATTCGTACTCGCGTAAGTATTGTCGCTGTCGTCCCTGCCGATCGCCACAATGGATTCATGCAGAATCAAGCAGATGTCCGACGCTTCAATAGCCGCTGAAAAAGCCGTTACGGTGAAAGTTCCGGTCGCGCTTACATAGTCGGTAATCTGCCTAACCTCTTTTTCGGGCGCGTTTGTCGCCGAATTCGCGTTTTTGATAACTTCCATGAAAAATTCGTGATTGAAAAAATCGTCGTCATAGCCTGCCAGGGCAGC